GCAAGTCTAGTAGGAAGAACCAAGAAGGAGTACGAAGATTTCGATGGAGGCTTAACTCCAGAAATGGTTGAGTACTGTAAGGAAGATGTTATTATATGTGGTGAGTTGTATCACTATTTACTCAAGGAGTTGAGTGGTTTTACTCAACAGTCTATTGATCTGGAGCATGAGGTAGCAGGGATTATAGCAAGGCAGGAGAAGCATGGGTTCAAGCTAGATACGATCAAGGCTCAGTGCCTGCTTGGTCAGTGGAAGCGTAGGTTGTCAGACATTGAGGAGGAACTACAAACCATATTCACACCTATTGTCACTCAAAGGTTTAGCGAGAAAACTGGTAAGCAGTTAAAGGATGATGTCGAGGTGTTCAACCCAGGATCTAGGCAGCAGATTGCAAAGCGCCTGATGGCACTGGGCTGGAAGCCTGAAAAGTTTACTGAGAAAGGACAGGTGATTGTCGATGATTCAGTCTTGGACGGAGTTGATATACCAGAAGCAAAACTTATTGCCGAGTACCTGCTCATTCAGAAACGGGTGGCTCAGGTTGAATCCTGGCTTGAGCATCTATCTGAAGACAGACGGGTTCACGGTAAGGTCATCACCAACGGAGCAGTCACAGGCAGAATGACGCACCACAGCCCTAACATGGCTCAGATCCCTAGCAGTTCCAGTCCTTGGGGCACAGAGTGCAGAGACTGCTGGACAGTGGATGATGGTAAGGTATTAGTTGGTGCTGATGCATCTAGCCTAGAGTTGAGAATGCTTGCACACTACATGAGAGATGAACAGTATGCTAAAGAAATCGTTGAAGGTGATATCCACACCAAGAACCAAAATGCAGCAGGTTTGCAGACTAGGGCGCAAGCGAAGACATTCATCTACGCTCTACTATACGGGGCAGGACCTGCCAAGATCGGGAAGATTGTTGGTGGTTCAGCAGCAGATGGTAAGAAACTCATCGATACTTTTCTTCGGAACACTCCTGCTCTCAAGTCACTTCGAGAAAAGGTTGAACGCTTATCAGAGAAAGGGACGCTACAAGGTCTTGACGGTAGGCAACTACAGATTCGTTCCGCACACGCAGCACTCAACACGTTACTACAGAGTGCTGGTGCGATAGTGATGAAACAGGCCCTGGTACTCTTGGACAAGAAGATCAGGCTGCTCAAACTTAATGCAAATTTTGTAGCAAATGTCCACGATGAGTGGCAGATAGAGTGTAGTGAGGAGGACGCAGACCTAGTAGGAGAAGCAGCAGTACAGAGTATTATAGAAGCTGGTACAAAGTTGGCACTTCGATGCCCATTAGATGGTGAATACAAGAAAGGAAAAACATGGGCACACACCCACTAGACAAAGACGAATTAACATGAAGACCAGCGTCAAGGATATGGACGAGCTTAAAAGTATCTTCAGCACGGCCTTTATGATGGCTCTGTTTCACGATATGAAAAGAAATCCATCAGACCTTGACAAACTTCACTAATGTGCTATACTATTTATGTAGTTTTTAATAAGGAGAAGTAAATGGAAATCAAACCTCTCAAAGTACAGGCAGATATTATGTGGGCTTTCCTTGATACGCCAAACCAGCTATCAGGTAAGTACCAAGTAGATCTCTGTAACCTGACTAAGAGTGCTGTAGATGTATTAAAGTCTATGGGTGTAGAAGTTCGGACTAAAGAAGGTGAACCTGAGAAGGGACAATTCATTACTGCTAAGTCTGTTAACTATCCTATCACTACTGTAGACGAGCAAGGTAATCCTATCACTGTTAAGGTTGGTAACGGCAGTAAAGGGATTGCACTACTGAAGCCTTATGAATATTCTTACAAAGGTAAGAAGGGTGTAGGTGTTGGTATTAACAAGCTGGTAGTTACTGATCTTAAAGTATATGAGGCAGAAGCTACTGTTAACGATGACGTTTTGTAAGAAAGGATTTAAGAGTGGCTACTAACAAAAAAATTCAGCCTGGGTTTAGTTTAAGTGTATCACCTGTGGAGTCTGTGTTTGAGGTATCTACACCTGGGCTTAGTACTAAACTGTGGGATGAGACATTCCGCTTCTCTGTCTCTGCTGATGGATCTGTCACTATCAACGACAACGAGTTCAGCAGCAAGAAGCAGGCAGCGCAGGCTCTCGAAACTATGGCTGCATTCTTGAAGAAGTAATGCTGGCACTCATCGATGCTGACATTGTTTGCTACCGAATTGGATTCGCTTCCGAGGATGTTAGTGAAAAGATATGCCTAGCTAGATGTGCTGAGTTTATGGAAGAGTTAGTAATGAAGCCCTGGGTGGGAGACTACCAAGGGTTTCTTACTGGCTCTAACAACTTCAGAAAAGATATAGCAGTCACGGCTCCTTATAAAGGTAATCGTACCCAGGCTAAACCAAAACACTACGAGCTAATTAGGGAATACCTAAATAAGGCATGGGGTTGTGAAGTAATAGAAGGACAGGAAGCTGACGATGCAATCGGAATCAGGGCTTATGAAATGGAAGATGTTGAAGATTACATCATCATGTCCATCGACAAAGACCTTGATATGATTCGTGGTTGGCATTATAATTTTATTAAGAACACTAAGTACCTAATTAATGACCAAGAAGCTATCAAGCATTTCTATACGCAGATCCTTACTGGCGATAGGGTTGATAATATTGTTGGTCTAAAAGGTGTAGGTCCTAAGAAGGCAGAGAAGATTCTCCAGGACTGTGTCACCGAGGCCGATATGTACAAAGCAGTACTAGAAGCATACGACAACGATGAAGAAAGAGTTTTAGAGAACGGACAACTTTTATGGATCAGAAGAAAAGAAAACCAGATTTGGTCTCCAGCCCTTTGCAGTACATCCAATGGGTAGATGCGGTAGCAGACTGCGAGTGGCTTGAGAATGTCAAAGCAGAGGTTCACTTGTGTCACACTATTGGATGGGTTATTGATGAAACAGATGATGCCTTATGCATTGCTAGTACAGTATCTATGGATAACAGCAACGCCCGTATGCATATACCTAAGCAGTGGATTAAAGTAAGAAAGGATGTAGTCTTTGAAGCCGAGCAGCGCCAAGTCCAAAGGAAGACACCTGCAAAAGTGGGTAAGAGATCTAATACTAGCCAAGTTCAACCTGGAGGCAGACGATGTACGCTCAGTTAGTATGGGCGTGTCGGGGGAAGACTTGCTACTTAGTCCAGCAGCCAGACGGGTCTTACCAATCAGTTTGGAATGCAAGTCCAGAGCAGCTATCTCAGTATACGGTTATTACGAGCAAGCAAAGGGAAATGCAGGAGGACACGAACCTGTCGTTGTTATTAAACAGAATCGGTCCAGCCCTCTTGTAGTTGTAGATGCAGAATACTTTTTTAATTTATTAAGGAGATCAAGTGAAAACCTTTAAATTTACATACGAAGATATTGAATACGAATACCAGTCTGGTTCATGGCCACAGTCAAGTGTTATCAAAGCAAAGCATCAGTTTGATGATGACATTACTTGGGTTCCTGTGCTATATCAGTTTGCTAAATTCCTTGAGAGTACTGGCTACGCAGGCGTGGTAGAGAAGGTTAGAGTCGAAGACAAGTATGGATTTCATGCTGACTGTGGCTTTGATACTTACGGCAAGAAAGAAGAAGAAGACGATGAAATCAAAGTGGGTCTTGATGAGGCAGACGATGATGAGGATCACTACAAAGGAATAAACTGATGACTGTTCATGCCATAATCCCTGACTGTCAGGTCAAGGACGGTGTTGATCTTAGCTACCTTACCTGGGTAGGAAAGTATCTAGCTGAAAAGATTGAAGTGACAAACAAGGCAATGCAGATGTTGCTAGCGCCTATTAAGGAACAGAATGAGAGAGCGAAACGAAATAAGGAACGACAGTATAGACCAAGAATGGTCCTCACTCTCGGAAACCATGAAGAAAGAATTTCCAGGGCTGTCGAAGGAGACCCTAAACTTGATGGAACTATTAGCCTCAGTGATCTTGGGTACGAATCATATGGTTGGGAGGTTGTGCCATACCTTGAACCTATTGTTATTGATGGGGTTGTGTACGCTCATTATTTTACTTCTGGCGTTATGGGGCGTCCTGTAACATCTGCTGCTGCGCTGCTATCTAAGAAGCATATGAGTGCTGTGATGGGCCATGTTCAGAACAGACAGATTGCTTATGCCAATAGAGCAGACGGATCTCAGATCACTGGCCTGTTTAGTGGCTGTTGTTATCTGCATGATGAGGACTATCTAGGCAGTCAAGGTAACAAGTACTGGCGAGGTATCTGGATGCTGCATGAAGTCAACAACGGATCATTCGATGAGATGCCAGTCAGTCTAAATTACTTGAGGAAAAAGTATGAGCATTGATAACGCAACACCAGCAGATTGGCACAGAGCTTACTTCAAGAA